CCGTGGCTGGCAAAAATGCCTTTTTGACTAAAAACCCGGCTTTAGCTCCTGCGCCTTCAAGGTTTGCAAACTCTTTTTGGGCGCGCTCAATACCTTTGCCATCGAATTCGCTGATGATGGGTATGCGGATGCTCATTTGATAACCGTGATTCTGTTTTTAACTGTGGCTGCGGCTTCTTTAATCAATTCCATCATGGCATCGGTAACAGCGGCTTGTTGGGATTCGGCGGCTGGCCACATGACACGCGACGGGGTGCCAAACAGTTGACTGATGAACCGTGCGCCTTGAGCATTGTTTCCGCTGGCTTTGCCGGCCATGTCCACGATTGCAGCGGCAGGGTTCTTTTGGATGACCGTAAGGATGCTGGTCGCTCGACGGCCCGTATCAATCTTGAACACCACGCCGCGTTGGGCATCGCGTTGCGTGTATGGGAATAATTTTCGGCCGCGTTGGCTCCACATGCGTGCCATGCCCGATAGGTATTTGTCCGGGTAGCGGCTTTTGGCTTCGTTCAAGATCGGTTCCGCAATCTTTTTTGCATCACGGTTGAATTGCTTGCGCAGCTCAGGGTCAAATTGGCGTAGTTCTTTGATGGTGTCTTTAACACCAATCACTTCAACATTGGTCATTTGCGCTGCTTCCGTTGGTCGTCAAGCACCTTAGCGACCGTGGCTAGATCAGCCATGTCAAATTCGATATGGGGCGGCCACCACCCGGTAGAGACCAGCAGTTCGGCTAGTGCTCGTCGGTTGGTTCCGCGGGAGTAGGGTTTTCCGCTTCCTCGCTTGCAACCTCAATCGACTCCAATTGGTTCAAGAAATCATCGAACGCGGCAGGCACCGCAACCTTGTGGGTTTTGCTGGCTTCAAACGCCAAATACGCAATGTCTTCAATGCCCATGCCGTTGGCCATGTCTGAGGCTTTGCGCTTGAACTTGCGTTCCCACGCAACGATGGTGCCAAGCGTGGTGGACACTTCTTGGGGCTCACCTTTGCGGGTGTAGCGGATGGTGATTTTCATGTCTGCCTTTCGTGTCGGGCCGATGGGTCAGCCGAAATTAGGAGGTTGCTACAGAGTAGAGGCCGCCGGTGAACGTGATGTCAATAGTGCTGAGCGTGCCCAGCGCAGTGTTCAGCACGGGCAACGATTCAAGGTATGCGTCGGTCAGCGTAAATGCCGGGTTGGTTGCTGATGCGCCACCCGATGCTGGTGTAACCGTGATATTGGTTTTGGTGCCAACAAGGGTGCTGAGCGTGGCATAGGTTTCGGTGGCTGCGTAGCTCATGTACAGGGTGAGCGTCAGCTCGTTGTTCTGTAATCCGCCCGTGTAGGTGCGCGCCGTGTCACCAAATGCGGTGTCTTCCAACGCTTCAACGGTTTTGGTGTAGACAGCGGCGGTGCACTGGTCGGTGAGATCGACCGAATTGACCGTGACGACTGGGTTTGCGAGGTAGGTGGTGGTGGCCATGGGGGGTTACTCCTTCGGTTCTTTCTTGACTTTAGACGGTTTGGTTTTCTTTTCGGTGGATTCCTCAACGGCTTTGATGAAGCCGCCAGCAATAAGGCCAAGTACGTTGATGCCGTTGGCTTGTGCGCCCTCGATGTCGTATTCGGTGCCGGGTATTCCGACGCGGCGGCTGACAACCACGAATTTCATGCGGTTTGGGCTTGCATTTTGACGGTGAGTTCGTAGGCGGGGGCGATGGTGCCGCCCATGTCAAGGGTGACTGGCCGCCCGTCGGTGACTGCCACGTTTTTTCCGAGCACTTGGGAAATTACGTTAAGTATGTTGCGTAGGGCATCCTCGTTGCCGGGGCCAACCCCCACGATTGTCACGGGGAACGTCAGGTCGATGATGTTGTAGTTGAACGCTGTGAACGATGGGGCTTGGATGAGCACGCAGTTAGGCACAAGGTTGCGTGGGTCGGTTACTACGCGCAGGCCGCTGACTGTGGCGAGAAACGTTGACAAGTTGTTCAACGCGGTGTTGAACAGGTCGGTGTATGCCTGAACAGCCACTAGGCCACCTGTGGGCGGTCAATCCCCAACAACTGCTTGACGATCGGTGCCAAGCCAACAACCGAAGCAGTAGACATGGCATCAAACGACGCAAACTGGTCTATTGAGCCGCGCTGACGGTACAGGGCACCGCCATACATGATCGTGCCGAGCTTGACATCCTGTGACGGCACTGTGGTCAAGCTGTCGACATACCCGGCTTCTACGCGGCGGCGGTAACAAAACTGGTTAGCGGCAGCTGCACAAATCGTCAAAAACGTCACATCGGCAGCCACGGCTTGTGTGCCGTACAGCCAGTCAGCAATGTCATTTGCCACAACCCATGTGCATGTTGGTGTGCTTGACAGGGTGCCGGTGGCAGCTTGTCGTTCAACATTGTCCGCGGTTTTGGCGTACAAAACTTGGTTAGCGATTGGCTGTTGGAAGTCGTACAGCAAGTCGCCTTGTGTGTCTACCCCAATGAATAGGTATTGGGGTAAAGCACGCACGGTGTAGTTGCCGTTGAACGTTGCATCAACGTCGGCAATGGTGATGGACTGGCCGAGTTCAAGCTCCGCAGGGGTGAGGAGCTGAACTACGGCGTAGTTGTCCAGCAGGTATTTGTTGGTGACCGTGTAGGTGGCCATTTTGTGGGCCTACCTTTCAGGTCACGGGCTGACGGTGATGGACTTGACCAGATCGCTGTCCGCAATAAACGTTGCGACGTATCCGTAGTAGGAGAACGTGCGACCAAGCGTGCTTGGTGCTTCCACGGACATCAAACCGCGAACCTGCTCGTAAAACTCAATTGCCGAGCCCTTGGCAACGACCATGGTGTTGTTAGCGAAGTTGCGATCAACAACAAGGTTGAGGCCGAACGGGTTAAACGTGTTGGCAACGGTTACGTTGGCGGTGCCCATGCCGTTCACGCCCATCAAGCCAGCGGCTCCTGCGTATGGGAACACCGGGCGCTTGTCAGCGTCGAGCTGCTGGCCGAGAAGCTTCCACACATTTGGCGAAACAAACACATGGTCAGGCAAAAAGTTGCTGGCCGAAAGAATGTCGGTTGCCGCGTCGTAGAGCGCCGTGATCAGCGTTGACGGGTCGGTCGTGTTGAACGTCCAAGTCGAGCCCGACGCAGACGCGCCCGAAGTGATGGCATCAGCTGCCACATCGTCGCTCTTCAACAAATATTCCCCTGCAAGGTCGCGCAAAATGATTTCCATTGCGGCCGGCGAAGTGAAATCAACATCCTGCACCGACAACGTGACTTGTCCAGCAAGAGTCGTCTTGCTCACAACGTTCGAAGCGATAACCGGGCTGGTTGCCGAAACAGCAGCCAGTTCAGATGCCTGCGCGGCAACGCTGGTGTGCGTTGTCCACGTCGGGCGAATGAACGTCTTTTGGTTGCCGCCGTCTGGCATGGCGCGAGCACCAACCGCTGCAACAACCGGGCGGATGTAGTTCAGGTCTTGAAACACGGGGCCAAGCACCGGAACTGGCAACAAGCCGGGCGTGTTTTCAGTATTGGTATCGCCACCCGTGCCAGCAGCAGCTTGAAGCGCGGTCTGTTTCTCACGCATTGCTTCAATGGCGGCATCGTTGACCTTGCGCCACACGTCGCCACCTGCGTGGAACGCGGCAAGGTATTCACCTGCCGATGGCATAGAAAACTTGCGCTTCGGCTGGGCAGGCAGCGGCGCGGTGGGGATGGTTTCCTCGGCGGCTGCGGCTTCGATTTTTTCCATTGTTGGGGTCTCCTTTTCGGGGGTCACTTCTTGATTATTGCTGATGGGATTTTCGTTTTGGTGGATACTTGCTGCGATGTCGGTGATGACCGCTCCAGCGAACGCGGGCACGGGCACCAAGCTGAGCTCAACCCATTCGGCGGCTTTGACAACCATGGTGTCGCCTTCCATGCGCCATTTGGTTGGGTTGATGCCCACTGAAACGCTGTCAAGTACGCCTTCTTGTGCGAGCACTAGGGCTTCGTCGCCGGCGACGGTTGGAGCGATGCGGGCCGAAAACAACATTCCTTCCTCGGTCTCGACGCGCTCAGTGACTACGCCAACAGGTTGGGTTGAATCGTGATACATGAACAGCTTGGGGGCTTTCCCGCCGACTGGCAATGCGCCAGCCTCGACACGGATTTTTTCTCCGTTTGTGACGACAGCATCTACGCCGTAGGGCACCGCAATGCCGCTGATCGTGCGTTTGCCTTCGCCTTTGGCGGCCTCAATCCAAACCTGTGCCTGCAACTTGACAGGCTTTGCGGCTGCTTCTGTGTATTCGTTTTCGTTGCTCATTTCACCACCCGGTTCTAATCCTTCCTCAACACTAACCGCCACCATTTGGTCAATTGCGTCTTGCTTGTTGTCGTGACAGCCAACCACGGTTCCATCAGCGGTTTGCACGGCCCATCCCGAACAATCAGGGTTGTTGTTATTGACGTAGTACGGCATCAGCGGTCTGCAATTTGTTCTTGCGTGTTTTCCTCAACGGGTTCGTCAACGCGGTCGGCGATCACGCCTTCCATCAAATAATCGGTTGGGTCAAACTCAACATAGGTGCCGCGGGGCAGCACATTGTCCATGCTCAGGGTTTCGGCAATCGCTTCGGCATACAGCTTTACGCCAAAGATGTACAGGTCGGCGCGGGCCTGCTGGCTTGACTGGTACGAATACGACCCGGTTGACACGCCCACCAAATACGGCGGCACATTGGCAAGGCGGGCGGCTTCTAGTGCGCTGTAGTTGGCGGATTCGATCAGCAACATTTTGTCGGGGGTCATGCTGGTTTCTTTATATTCCACGAATTCGTTAAGCGCGGCAGTTTGGTTGGTGGCGCGTGCCGCGTTAAACGCTGAAGCGAGGTCGGCTAATTCTTGTGCGCTCATCGGTTCGCCGCCCTTTTGGTAAAGCACACCAGCAGGCACGGCCGAGCTGGCGTTGCGGTTGCGTGCGGCCTCAATCTTGAGCGCGGTTTCAATTGCGCCGGGTGCCGAGTAAATCAGGCCTTGTGCTGGTGACAAGAACTGCACCAAATCATCAGGGTTGATCATGCCGCCGTTGAAATACACCTGCTTTGACGGGGCGAACCAGACGGGGCCAACCATGTCTGTCGTGGTGATTGAGCCGGCGGGCAAACGTGTGAATGATGCCGGGTAACCGTCTGCGGTGCGTGCTGTGATGTACCAGAACGCTCGACCGAACATCATCAGATCGTCAAGTGTCCATGCCATCAGGAATTGGTAGGGCACAGTGGGGTCGGGTCGGCGTAGCCATGTGCGTGGGTCAAGAAAGATTTTTTCGGGTTTGCCGTCTAAATAGCGTTCGTTGTACATGCGTAGTGGCATGCAACCGATGACGGATGCCATCAGGTCGCGTGCACGGTTGATTGCCGGCACGGAAATTGCGCGGTTGCGTGCTTCGCCCTCTTGGTAGCTGTAGTACTGGCCGATCATTGACACGCCTGATTGGTTTGACGTGTAGCCGCCAGCGGCCGCAGCTTTGGCGGGTGCCGGGCTGATTGCTGCTTTGGTGACGGACTTACTGAAAATGGCCATGGGTCTATGTTGCCCGATCTGATCGCGTTTTGGTGGCACCCCCCGTCGGTCGTGTCCGATCCCGACGAAAGGCAAGACGCAGGCGAGGGGTGCCTGCGGCGATGCTAGTGCCCGGCAACAACAATCATGGGTTTCCC